ATGAAAAAATCTATTATTTTATCAGCTTTTGTATTGGGCGCATTTACTGCAAATGCCCAATCGGTAGTAGAAGGTACAAAGTTTGCAGACAATTGGTCTGTGGGAGTAAATGCAGGAGCAATCACTCCTCTCACTCACAGCGCTTTCTTTAAGAGTATGCGTCCCGCTTTCGGAGTTGGATTCTCAAAACAATTAACTCCTATCTTCGGTTTGGGATTTCAGGGAATGGGATATATCAATACCACCCAGAGTAAAACGGCTTTTGATGCTTCGGATGTCAGTTTATTGGGTAAGGTCAATCTGATGAACCTGTTCGCAAGTTATCAAGGTCAGCCTCGTGTGTTTGAGATAGAAACTGTGGTCGGAATGGGATGGTTACATTATTATGTAAATGGTGACGGTGATGAAAATTCATGGTCTACCCGCTTCGGATTGAATTTCAATTTTAATCTCGGTGAATCAAAAGCATGGACATTGGGAATCAAACCTGCCATTGTATATGATATGCAAGGTGATTATAACCATGCGAAGAGCCGTTTCAATGCCAACAATGCAGCTTTCGAGTTGACTGCCGGACTGACTTACCATTTTAAGACAAGTAATGGAACACACCACTTTGCCAAAGTGAAAGCCTACAATCAGGCGGAAATCGACGATTTGAACTCTTCCATTAATGCTCTCCGTTCCGAAGTGAACAACAAGGACGGTGAATTGAATACTGCCAACCAGCAAATCAACGGATTGCAGAAAGACTTGGAAGAATGTCGTACAAAGGTGGTTCCAGTTGAAACAGTAGTCAACACTGCCCGTGTTCCGGAATCCATTGTTACTTTCAGGCAAGGCCGTTCGTCGGTAGATGCGTCGCAGTTACCCAATGTGGAACGTGTAGCTTCTTATATGAAGAAACATTCTGATACAAAGGTGATTATCAAAGGATATGCTTCTCCGGAAGGTAGTGCGGAAGTCAACGCCAGAATCGCCGCTGCACGTGCGGAAGCTGTCAAGACTATCCTGGTCAATAGATACAAGATTAACGCTTCCCGTATCACTGCCGAAGGTCAGGGGGTAGGTGACATGTTTACCGAACCGGATTGGAACCGTGTAAGTATATGTACAATTGAAGATTAATACGGAAGTATAGAAACAGAATAGCAAGGGCTGCTCCGAAAGAAAACGGGGCAGCCCTTCTTGTTTATATCTCTTGGTTTTGAAAGTTTAGTGTGCGATTGCTTTGTACGTGGCGAAAAATAATTATTTTTGCAGGCATCGTTCATGCGTTGTTGCGCTTTGAATGGGATAATATCAACCATAAAATAAAGTATTATGAAAAGAGTTTTCGTATTTCAAGACTTTAAATCGCAGAAGTTCTGGAGTGTAGATGTACAGGGAACAGACGTTGTCGTTAATTACGGTAAGTTGGGAACAGAGGGGCAGACCCAAGTGAAAAACTACCCGACTGTTGAAGAAGCCGAAAAGGCTGCCGACAAACTGATTGCAGAGAAGACAAAGAAAGGCTATGTGGAAACTGCTGAAGAAACAGCACGTGAAATGAAAGTGGAAGCTAAGAAATATACATTGAGCTATGATGAGTATGAAAACGATGTGAAGCTATTGGATAAGATTCTGAAAGACAAACATCTGCCCGAATATAAGCAAATCACTGTCGGCTGCTGGGACTACGAAGGTGAAGACTGCTCTGCCTTATTGGAAGGAATGCTTGAACATAAAGATAAGTTTGCCCACCTCGAAGGTTTGTTCTGGGGAGATATAGACTGGGAGGAGCAGGAAATCTCCTGGATTGAACAGACAGATCTCAGTCCCCTGCTCAATGCTCTGCCTAAGTTGAAAGACTTGAAGATAAAAGGAACGAATAATCTTCGCTTGGGACAGACTTCACGTCCGGAGTTGCGCTCGCTGGAGATTATCAGCGGCGGCCTTCCTACGGAAGTGGTGGAAGACATCCTAAAATCCGATTTCCCGAATTTGGAAAAGCTGGTTCTGTATGCCGGTGTGGAAGACTACGGCTTTGAAGGCGATATCGAAATCTTCCGTCCGCTTTTCTCCAAAGCACGTTTCCCGAAACTGACCTATCTGGGTATTGTGAATGCCGAAGAACAGGACGAGGTTGTAAAGATGTTCTTAGAATCGGATATTCTCCCTCAACTTGAAACCATGGATATTTCGGCAGGTGTCCTCAAAGATGAAGGTGCCCGACTCCTGCTGGACAATGTGGATAAGATTGCCCATTTGAAGTTCATCAATATGCGTTATAACTATTTGAGCCGGGAGATGAAGAAGAAATTGCAGGAACTCCCCATGAAGATAGACATTGCCGAAACGGAAGAGGCCGAAGAATACAGCGGTGGAATTTGGTATAGCCCGATGATTACGGAGTAGGAAAGTATGGAAATCATCGTTGTCGGCAACTCTTTGTCCAAGCGTATCGAATACTTTGCCGAAGCAGGCAGGAAGTTACAGACGGAAGTCCGTTTTCAGACTTACGAAGAGTTGTTCAGTCGCCTGCCGTCATTGTGTCAGGCGGTTGTGAAACTGGAACCGTGGGTGAGCAGCGAAACGGATTTTCTGAAATATGCTCGGCTGAATGAAGCATACAAAGCCGTATTGCAACGGCTGGATGAGACAGTCTTGCCCGATGGTGTGCACTTCCTGAATCCGCCCCATGCATTGTTGCAGGCACTTGATAAAAAGGAAACCAAGCAGGTTTTATCGGCAAAGGCCCTGAATGTAACTTCCATATTGGGTACGCCACGCTCCTGCGACGAACTGCTGCAAGCACTTGCCGACTGCGGCAGAGGATGTTTCTTGAAACCCCGTTACGGTTCGGGAGCGGGCGGTATTATGGCAATCCGCTACCGGCCGCATCAACGGAGATGGGTGGCTTATACCACCTTGCAGGAAGCGGACGGTATCATCCGTAATACCAAACGTATTCACCGTCTGACAAAGGAGAAAGAAATTCTCCTCCTGGCGGAAGCCGTCATGCATACCGGAGCTGTGCTGGAAGGGTGGATACCTAAGGAGCAGTGGCAGGGAGAAAATTACGACCTTCGGGTGGTATGCGGAGAAGAGGAGGTTTATTATGTGGTAGTGAGATGCAGCAAGGGGAGTATTACCAACCTGCATCTAAACAATAACCCACGTCGGTGGGAAGAGCTTGCCTTGCCGGAAGAGGTGCGGCAGCGGATTTACCTCTTATGCAGAAAAGCCGTCCACGCAATGGATTTGCAGTATGCCGGAGTGGATGTACTGATAGAAAGAGGTACGGATATACCTTATATTATTGAAGTCAACGGCCAGGGCGACCACATTTACCAGGATATGTATGCCGACAATTCGATTTACACCCGACAGATAGAAACGATAAAAGATAAATATGACCATGCAGATAGATGAACTGCCGGCGGGAGAGCAGAACCGATATCCCGATATGGATATGAATCGTGTGGTGGGAACCCATGATATACTTATGCTTTGCTTCGATACGCTGCGCTACGATGTGAGTAAAGCGGAAGAAGCCGCCGGAGGAACACCGGTGCTGAATAGTCACGGCGGCTTATGGGAGAAAAGGCACGCGCCGGGAAACTTTACTTACCCCTCTCATTTTGCCATTTTCGCAGGCTTTCTTCCTTCACCGGCAGAACCTCATTCCTTGCGTAGCCGTAAATGGCTGTTTTTCCCTGTGCAGGCAGGGACGGGGCGTATTCCGCCCGAAGGCAGCTATCCGTTTACGGAAGCTACTTTCGTGCAGAGCCTTGCCAATAAGGGATATGAGACAATCTGCATAGGCGGCGTGAATTTCTTTAGCAAACGCAATGAACTGGGACGTGTGTTTCCCGGTTATTTTACGAAAAGCTACTGGCTGCCGACCTTTGGCTGTACGGCTCCCGACAGTGCGGAGAAGCAGATTGATTTTGCCTTGAAGAAACTAGAGAATTACCCTTCGGACAAACGTATATTCATGTATATCAACTTTTCCGCTATCCATTACCCGAACTGTCACTATGTGAAAGGTAAAACGAAAGACGATAAAGAATCGCACGCAGCGGCATTGCGGTATGTCGACGGCCAGTTGCCCCGCTTGTTTCAGGCTTTTCGGCGACGTTCCGACACGCTGGTCATCGCCCTTTCCGACCACGGCACCTGCTACGGCGAAGACGGCTACGAGTATCACTGCATATCCCACGAGACCGTCTACACGGTTCCTTACAAACATTTTATACTGACGAAACAATGAATCGACCTCTATCCCGATATGTAGACTACATGTATAGTTATCCGCATAAAACAGCGTACCGTCCTTTTCCAGCTCCGGTTTCGCTGCTTCCATATTTGGAGCAACTGGAAGGCAGAAAGGCGTCACTCTACTTTCATATCCCTTTTTGCAGCCATAAATGTGGATACTGCAACTTATTCTCCCTGCAAACGAACCGTACAGAATATATTGCCGCTTATCTGGACACCCTTCACAGACAGGCACAGCAACTTTCACCGCTCACTGCCGGACTGACGTTCGATAGCTTTGCCATTGGCGGCGGTACTCCGTTGCTACTGACTGTTCCGCAACTGGAACGATTAATGGCTGCCGCCGCTTTGTTCGGTGTGCATCCGTCTCATGCCTTTACTTCTGTAGAGACTTCACCGGAATACGCAGACCCTTCGCGGCTCAATGTCTTGAAACAGGCGGGAGTAGCCCGCGTAAGTATCGGCATACAGAGTTTTCAAGATGAAGAACTGAAAGCTATCAAAAGGCGCCCCCGGCAAAACACTATTTATCAAGCGTTGGAAGGTATTCGTCAAATGGATTTTCCCTATTTCAATATCGATTTGATTTATGGCATTAAGGGACAGACGGTAGAAAGTTTCCTCTATTCACTGGAAGAAGCGCTCCGGTTCCAGCCTAACGAACTCTTTATCTATCCGCTATATGTGCGTCAGGGTACGGGTATTACCGAACGGGAACCGGATGATGTCTGTTTCCGAATGTATCGCGCTGCCTGCGAGTTGTTGCAGGCGAAAGGCTTTCTGCAAACATCCATGCGGCGTTTCATTCATCATCCGTCCACTGACGCGGAAGTCTCATGTGGCGACGAAGTGATGCTTTCGTGCGGGTCGGGCGGACGCAGTTATTTGGGTGATTTACACTATGCCACCCGATATACCGTCTGTCAGCAATGCATTGCCCGCGAGATAGACGAATATATGGCAACCACTGATTTCACCGTAGCCCGGAACGGATTTATCCTTTCCGCAAAGGAACAACAGCAGCGTTTTATCATCAAGAATCTGATGTATTATACGGGGATTGACAAGGCTGAATATACCCGGCGTTTTGGAGAGCCGATTGACAGGACTCCGTTGTTTCGCGAACTGGCAGAACAGCACTGGATAGAGGAAACTTCCGACCGTATCCGGCTGACTCCCGAAGGACTTGGTTATTCCGATTATATCGGTCAGCTATTTATCCCACAGAGAATCAGGCGACTAATGGATACTTATTCTTACTGAGTGAAAATTGGGTGATATTTGAATGATATTTGAATGAAGTTTGAATGAAGTTTGAATGATGTTTGAATGATATTTAAATGATATTTGAATGAAATGACAATGGCAAACGAAGGCTCTTTACTTTCTATCCGACGTATATACTATCGGGGCAAATTGAATAGTTGTAACTACACTTGTTCTTATTGTCCTTTTGGCAAGAAGTCTCATCCTGCATCTACAACAATGCAGGACAAGCAGGCATGGAGTCGTTTTATTGCCGCTATTGAGCAATGGGCAGGAGAGGCTTTGCAACTATTTGTCATTCCTTATGGTGAAGCACTCATACATCGCTATTACAGGGAAGGAATAATACGGCTTGCGTCATTGCCACATGTGACCGGAATTTCCTGTCAGACTAATCTTTCTTTTTCTGCCGACGAATGGCTGGACGAACTCCGGACAACTCCGGCATTGAGAGATAAGATAAAGATTTGGGCCAGCTTTCATCCGGAAATGACTTCGGTAGAAAGTTTTGTCCGGCAACTTCATACGCTTTATCATGCAGGAATACAGGTCTGTGCCGGAGCAGTAGGCAATCCGATGGCAAAAAGTGTACTTAGCGATTTGCGAAATGCTCTTTTGCCGGATATTTATTTGTTTATTAATGCTATGCAGGGTTTGAAGTCTCCGTTGAGCGTAGAAGATATTCGTTTCTTTACGCAACTGGATAACCTTTTTGAGTATGATTTAAAAAACGCTTCGGCCCAATGGGATATCTGTTTGGGAGGGAGAAGCAGTTGTTTCATTGACTGGAAAGGAGATATCTTTGCCTGTCCCCGAAGTCGGGTGAAAATAGGCAATCTTTATCAGAGTCGGAAGTTGGATATCTCGCTTCCTTGTCAGAGGAAAGTTTGTGATTGTTACATTGCTTTCAGTAATCAGACTAATCATCCTTTGCATCGGATAATGGGAGAGGGGGCATTTTGGCGGATACCGGATAAACCCTTGATTACTTCCGTGTTTTTTGATGTGGACGGAACTCTTACCGATGCACAAGGAAGGGTTTCGGAAAGTTATGCCCATGCCTTGCGGTACATAGCGCAATTTGTTCCTTTGTATCTGGCTACTTCTTTATCTATGGAACAGGCGCGGAGAAAATTAGGAAAGACTCTTTTCAGTTTGTTCAACGGTGGGGCATTTGCCGACGGCGGATTATTGTTGTACGACGGGCAGAGCCGATGTTTACCGGTTGAATCACTACCGGACGTAAACGAAAAATCGGCAAAGATAACGGCGCATAGCTATGAAGGCCAAGTCTATAAGTATAGCCTGCTGGTTTATGAGAAAGGACAGAGGGAGAACATTCTTTCCCTGTTGAAAGAGAAACCTTATCAGGTGTTTTATAAACCACCCCTTATCACAGTTGTACATAAAGAAGCCGGCAAAAAGGAAGGAGTGCTCCATATATGTAAAGTTTTAGCTTTCCCTTTGGAACAAGTATTGATTGTCGGCAACTCGCAGAAAGATTGGGAAATGATGTCGGCAGTACCCCATTCTTGTGCGGTGATGAACGCCGAACCGTTTTTGAAAGACCGTGCCCGCTACACGCTGAATCCCGACCGCCTGCCTGCTTTCTTCCGCTTCCGGAAGTTGTAGGGCGACTGAAATAAAGCGTTACATTGATAACTGATTGTATCCGGAAAAAATAAAGTACAGTTATAATTGGGTAGTTATAAAAACAAAGCCCCCATATTGGCAGCCCCCAATATTGATTTGTATCTGATAATAATTGATTCTTATTCGGCATTATTACAGAATCGGGGATTTGGGTACAAAAATCCGTAATTGATATACAATCCCATCCGTTTTATCCCAGTAAATTTGCAATCAGAAGTTTGACAATGAAAAGATAGGAGATGATGATAAAAACGATTCTCAGTGTTTTGTCTTTATTGGTTATGTTATCTTGCAATAACTGGCACGGAGCTGCTGCCGACAGTTGGTTTGCCCATCTGGCTTTTGAAGTATCCGGCGAAAACACTTCCAATGAATGGCTTGAACCGGTTACGGATGATGAGTATGACAAACTCGGACAGTCGAAATGATGATAATCAGGTAACTGCATGGAAAGGGGCAGCATGGAAAGGGGCAGCCTGAAAGCCCTGTGGGTATGTTGAATTTGTCAGGGTGCTGCAACATCCATACCCAAGATTTTCCATTCGGCGGTTCACTCCGGACGCTTAATCTTGGTTAACGAACTGGTAAAAAAACAAAAAAACAAACTCCCTCCGGAGCCTTTCCGAAGATTCTGATTTTTTGTCTTTTCCTTGCTTTTCCGCTGCTTTTTCGTCACTTCTCCGTATCACCTTCGTATCACCTTCGTTTCACCTTCGTTCCCTCTTCGTTCTAAAATTGAATAAATATTTACTTAATATCCGTAAAGAAACGAAAATGAATGCTTCATAAAGCGAGGATAAAGCGGAATTTGATGCGTTATTGTTAAATGATGTAAAGCAGTGGATGGCTTGTTGCGTTTTTCAAAATGCGGACAAACTCTCTCTTATTGCGTTTGCATCCGTTAACAGAACGGGGCGCCTGTCGGAAAACTTTCTCCCGTCGGTGATTGTTGACTGCATTGAAGCATAATTACAGCGTGGTTGAGCCCATTTAACCTAAGCCCATGGAAGGGCGTAGAATTGCTGTCTGTTTCAAATCTATTCCATGAGGTCGATGTAATGCTGTACAACAAAGGCAAGTAAGTCGCTAAGGATTTCTTTCTACGTTGGATAAGACTCTGAAGGGGGATAATAAAAAAGGAGAATGAAAAAATCATTCTCCTTTGCGGTGCGTACGGCTCTAAGCCCAAGATATTCAAATATAATCAACTGTTATCACATTTTCATAAATAGCCGAATATTCAGGATTTTACGCTATTGATTGAGTACGACCGTACCCAAATAGTAAAGCCATTTTCGGGTACTTTTTCGGGTTTTCTATTTTTTACTATTGCTTCTTCTTTCTTCGGAAAAGGTGTCAAATTTAGACATATTTTCCTCTTTAACCGCATCCACTATTTTTATATACGGCTTCATTGCCTTGTAATCACTATGCCCCGTCCATTCCATAATAACGTTAGTAGGAATACCCAGCCTTATAGCGTTGCAGATAAACGTCTTTCTTCCGCTATGCGTGGTAAGAAGTTCGCACTTTGGCAAAACATTTTCATAACGTTTGTTTCCCTTGAAAAACACTATTCTAACGGGTTCTTTTATTCCGGCTATTTCGGCAGCTTCTTTAAGGTATTCGTTCATTTTCGCATTACTGATAACCGGAAGGGCTAACCCTTTGGGGAAATGAATGTTTTTGTATTTGTCAAGTATTTGAAGTGCGTATTTGTTAAGCTCTATATGCAAACGGTCTTCGGTTTTCATAGTAACGATAGATATAAAAGGCTTGTTTGTCGTCCGTTTGACATCGCAGGGACGTAACCGGGCTACATCGGAATATCGCAACCCGGTAAAGCAGCAGAAGCAAAATACATCACGTACGCACGACAAAGAACTGCGGTTTTCCGGAAATTGATAGTTTAGAAAGTGTTGCAGTTCTTCCCATGAAAGGAAAATAACTTCTTTGCAGTCTATCCCCTTAAAACGCGGTTTATATTGTTCATGCAAAAGCCCATTATAGTAACCGTTGTTACAAGCCCAGCGGAGAAACCAACGTACATAACTCATATACTTGCTTACGGTCGTATTCATTTGTCCCGCGTCTTGCAGGTATTTAACAAAGCCTTGTAGCTTTTCCTTTGTCAGTTGGTTAAGTATTTGCTGGGGCATATAAGCATACAGATGTTTACGCAAACTACTAAATTTCGTATAGGTAGCCGGAACCCAGTTATTAGCCGTACCAGCTTCTACTACAAATTTGTCGAAAACAGTAAAGAAGTCCGGCGTTACTTCCTTCTTCTTCCTTCCGGCGGCTTCATCGAAAGCCGCCTTAAATTCTTTCGCTGTTGGCGTTCTGCGGTTGTCGAGTTCAAACCGGGTTAAGACTTCTTCAACAATAGATGAAAGGTTTGTAAGAGCGCGATTTATTTCGCCTGCCGTTTGGTTGAAACTATTCTTTGCACCGATTTTCACGCAGGCGTTATTATTGTCCCACTTTTCCGCGTCTATTACATAGCCAGAACGCAAATCCACACGAATGCCTGCAAAAGACACCCGCAAACGTATAGGCACGTTTTCCGTAAGCCTATCCCCTTCCGTTCGCGGCGATAATTGGTACTTAATAGAGAATTTCATTATTCAATAAGCATTTTACCGCGCCCGGTTATAAGCCAGCGTGAAGAAATTGGATAATTAACGACCAGCGAATAGATCGCTTCTACTTCTATATTCTTGTAACGTGATTGGTAGCCGGGCTTCGGAGAAACGCCATAAGTAAGCCGCATTTCCCTATAACGCGGCGCACTTAAATCGTAAAGCGTACAAAACGCTTCCAACGCGCTAACCTTACCCAAACTTACAATCGCTTCAATTGCTTCAAAAAAGCGGCGGTTTATCCCTTCGCTTATAGTCGAAGGCTTGGCTATTGTACGGGGCATAAATTCGCACGTTTAAGGTTAGACATCATTGTATTATATTCCCCTTCCGGTATTCGGGCACATTCATTCCCGGACAAGTAGGCAGCTTCCAACGCATCAAACACAGCCTCCGGGATAAATGGATACAAAGCCCGGTTACTATAAAACTTATCTACATTTACTTCTACCATATAGCTAATAGTTATTTTTATTGATTTTTCAATTTAAGCGCGTTTCGTTCCAAAATGGTATAGTTATAAGGCGAAAATAAAATAACGCGAAAATGGGCTTAAAATCGCCTTGCTTTCGTATCACTTTAATACGGCGATTGTATGATATTATTATCATATAAGTACGTGCGTGTGATACTACTTTATGAAAGCCTTTTCAGTATTTAGGAACTTTGCGACCAAATACTAAACGGCATTTGCACATCCTGCATGTTCTACCGTCTGGGCATTGGCTTTTTTGCTTAAATCCGTAAGGCTTTCTATTGTACGCTGCTGGCTTTCTATAATTGAAAGCAAACGCGACTTTTCGTTATTGGCTTCTTCCAGCAACTTAGCCAACAGTTCGGAAGAAGGCAACTCGCCTGCGTTCTGCCGTTGTTCGCCTTCCTTCTTTTCGTTAGGTAACAACATTTCCCCCTGCCCCAGCAAAAGCCAAAGCGGATTAAGTTCCGGGAACTGTATGCTAATAGCTTGCATTTTATCCGGTTGAATAGACTTTTTTATAGACATAACATAAGAAGAAGACACACCGATGCGCCTGCAAAATTCCCTTTCGCTAATGTTTAGCGTATCTATAAATTGTTTAAGTCTCTCTTTTACACTTGTTTCCATAAATGTAACTGTTTCTAAAAGTTAAAAATCGGCTTTCAGCTAAAATATGAACACTTTTAGTTTGCATATTGTATGCTTTTACTATACATTTGCATTGTGTTAGTTGTTCAGTTGCAAAGGTAAGCAAAAAGCAGACACTTAGCAATGACAAAAACACGCTAATTTACAGAAATTTATAAAAGCTATATGATACATACAAGTAAATTCATTAACAAGAACTTCCGCATTAAGGTAAGCGGAATAGACAACGAAGGCAACCGTATTAACAAGCTGGTAGGCGTTAGCGGTCTTCTGAATTTGATTGGCGAAACTTTAGCCGATAAGTTTGTAACACGCGCTTTGAAAGCCGGATTAGACAAAGTTAAGTGCTGCCTTCGTCGCGGGCTTCGCGTTACTTTCTACGTAAAATAGTTCACTCAATTACTTTTAATATTCAGCTATATGGATAAAGATTTTGAAAGCATTAGAAGCAAGGTTCTGAAACTACAAGCCCTTGCGGAACGCGGCGAGAAAGGCGAAGCCATAAACGCAAGGCGTTTGTTAGACCAACTGTTAGCCAAATACGGTGTTTCGTTGGAAGAAATAGTAGAAGCGCAGGAAGAAAAACAACCGTACACTTTCAACGTAAAGGAAAACGGGTACGGATTTACCTTGTTTACCCAATGTTATTTCAATGTAACAAACGAAAAGCGGATGAGTTACCGCCAGCGCAGAAGATACGTTACCGTTGAATTAACCAAAATGCAGTACGTAGAATTGCAGGCTTTGTACGATTGGCACTATAAACAGCTTACAAAGGATATGAAGCGGATGCAAAAGGAGTTCACGGAAGCGTACATACAAAAGCATAGGATATTCGGAAAGCATGGCGACGACAATAGCGAAGAAGAACGGGAATTAAGCCCGGAAGACCTGCAAAGACTTTTGCGTATGCTTAACTACATGGACAGCATGGAAGATACCAGCTATTACAAGCAGATAGGTAACGCTTCTTCTTCCGATTAACGTATTACCTTAATACAAATCAGAGGAACTATATATAAGCCAGCGGAAAAGGAATCCCCTTTGTAAAGGCTATAAACCGATGACTGCGGAAACAGACCGCGCGCGGGACGCTACGGGCGTACGAAGGGCGAACCTTCCCCCGCGCACTATGAATTTTAAATTTTACAATTATGGTAGTAACAACAGAAAATAAGAAAAAAAGCAAGGGCTTCCTTAGCGGGTTGAACCAGTTACGTGTAGGCGATTACAAAATAGCGGTAACGGAAATTAAAGCCGCTTTGGGAATAAATAACCGGAACAGTTTCTACGCATACCGGGACGGAAAGATAGAACCTAAAGTAACGCAAGCGAAAGCCGTAGAAGGCGTATTCAACAAATACGGAATAACAGCTAACATTTGGGACGTATGAAACTAAACGTGGAACTAAGCAGGCGGGAAACCGAAGTAGCGCACTTGCTGGCGTGGGGAGCTTCCAAGAAAGAAGTAGCGGACATTCTGTTTATTTCTACCCGCACCGTAGAGAATACAGCCCGGAACATCTACGCGAAAGTAGGCATACAAAAGGCTACGGAACTTTGCGTTTGGTGGTTCTGTACAAAGCATAATGTTCCGGTAAGCCTTGACCCGTTAAAACGCACATTCGTAGCGGTAGCCCTTCTTCTGCTTATACTCCCGAAGGAACTTACCGGGAACGGCGATTTTTTCAGAGTAGGAAGACGCGCGCAGATCACACGGATTGTCAAAACGACAGGAAGGCGCAAAGGCGAAAACGACTATAACCCTTTTGAAGTTTGCAGTTATGACTAAGATTTTTAAAGCCATCGGCATAGAATTTACGAAACCGCTAAAGTGGTATAACTGGCTTACCCTTGCTTGGGTTGCCGTTTCCTTTATACTTCTAAGCATTGACACTGAAACCGCGCCTATATGGGCAGTATTCCTTGTAGTTGCGAATTTCGCCCTTTCAATAAAGGTTGCGGCGAAGACAATACCGGACATTAAAGACGACGAAAACAGTTAGACTATGGACACAAAGAAACGAATAATAGACCTTACGCTCGGCGAACTTATGGACGCGATAGACGAACGTATAGAAGCTGCGGCACAGAAGCCGGAAAAGCCTAAAACGGCGAAACGTTACGTGTACGGTTTGAAAGGGCTTGCAATTCTATTAGGGTGTTCCAAGACAACCGCAGCACGGTTGAAGGCTTCCGGGCGGATTGATGCAGCGATAACGCAAGTAGGCGCGCTACTGATTATTGACGCTGATTTAGCGTTAAAGCTGGCAGCAGGCAACAAAAAGAAATAACTTTTAAAACACAGCTATATGATTAAAAACATTTGGATTAACATTCCCGGCTTTTCTAAATATGAAATAAATAGGGAGAGCAGGCAGATACGAAGTTACTGCCGGGGAGTAGAACCGCGTATATTGAAACCATGCAATAACGCATTGATATTAAAGGCGGATAACGGGGAAAAATACACCGGAAGCCTTAAACGTTTCCTTTATTCGGCGGAAAAGAACATAGACCCGCGCGAAATTAGCCGAAAATACTGTATAGTTGAAACAACCAGCGGGCAGATAGAACTAATAGATCGTAACACATTTCAAGAACGGATTAGGGAGCGTTTGAGAAAGAGAACAAGCGTTTCCAATATACAAGAAGAATATTTGAACGCCATCCAATTTTGCGCGATTGTATTGCAGGCATACCGGACAGGTGATTTTTCAATGGTAATAACCGAGATTGAAAGCCGCAAGGCAAAAGTAACGGAATATATCATCCGGCACAGAATAGCGGTACAGCCGGAACGCGTACGGGAAGTTTGGGAAGCCGTCTTAGACGTAGCCCTAAACTGCATCATAGAGAAGCGCACCTACATAGTAAACCTTACGGGCTACCTGAACAGCATAGCACGCTCCTATGCAGCCCAAAAGAAGAAATTAGAGAAAATAACCGTAAGTCTTGACGCGGGATTTTATTCACTTCAAAAATATCAGTAATATGAGCAAAAAAGCAATCATCAAACGTCTAAGCCTTGTAAATTTCAAAGGCTTGCGCAACGTCGTTATAGACTTTAACGACACAGTTACAACCATAAGCGGACGGAACGGCACGGGAAAGACTACCATAATGGACGCTTTTACATGGCTTCTTTGGGGCAAAGACAGTGAAGGTAACGTAGATAGTAAGTTCGGAATTAAGACCAACGACGCAGAAGGTAACTTTATTCCCGACCTTGAACACGAGGTAGCCGGAACGTTGGAAATAATAGATACCGAAACGGGAAGTGTTGAAACCGTAGAACTCCGTCGCGTATTGGTTGAAGAATGGAAAACAGAGAAGGGAAAGACGGAAAGGAAGTTAAAGGGACATCATACCGACTACTTCTATAATGGAGTACCATTAAAAACAAAAGGCGAATACGACGAACGTATAAACGAAATTATACCCGAAGCTGTTTTCAAGATGATTACCAACCCCTACTATTTCCTTTCCCTTCATTGGACGGCACAACGCGAAATGCTTTTGCAGATAGCCGGGGGCGTAAGCTACGAAGACATAGCGAAGGGCGATACCGCCTTTGCCGCATTGATAGAACGGCTTAGCGGGAAAACGGTAGAAGACTATAAGCGCGAGATTTCAGCGCAAAAGGAGAAGATAACGAAGGAATTGGAAAAGATACCTACGCGTATAGACGAAATAACGCGTGCTACCCCGCTTACACCGGACTATGCCGCCCTTAACACCAAAAAGGAGCAACTTACAAAAGAATTGAACGACATAGACGAAGCCGCCGCATCAGCAGCAGAAGCCAACCGTATCGCCTATGAAGCTGCCGCTAAGGTACAAACCGCCATAAATGACAAACGTAGCAGCCAGCACGCATTAGTATTTAAGGCAAAGGAAACGGCAAGGAACGAAGCGTTCAAGAAGAACGAAACTTACAATAATGCCGACCGTAAGTTACAGCAGGTTATAAACGACGAACGCAGCGAAGCCAGCCGCTACCGTAGTGAATACGACCGTTTGACGAACGAGAAGAAACGGACGCAAAGCACAATAGAAGGCTACAAACAAATGCAGAACGAACTACGCGAAAGATGGTACAAAGTAAACGCCGAAGAATTTACCGCTACGGAAAGTCTTGTTTGCCCGTTGTTTAAGCACGCTTGCGCCGACCCGGTAGCATTAGCAAAATATAACACCGACCGGGAAGCCGCTCGCGAAAAATTCTATGCAGACCGGGAAGAACGCCTTAACAAGATTAACACGGACGGTCAGCGGTTAAACGAAATGATAACATCGCAGGAAGAAGAAGCCAACCGGATAGACAAAGCGTTAGCCGAATTGGAAACCAGCCACACTACCGCCGTAGCAAAGGCGAAAGAAGACCGCGAAGCGTTGCAAAAGGTTTTGAATGACAATCCCCGCGTAAATACCGAACCGGATATTAACGGAGAAGACCTCCCGGAATGGGTTGCGCTTGAAAAAGAAATAAAGGAACTTTCCGAACAGCTTCCAGCCTTCAACGCGGAAGACGCGGCAAGCAGAACAGAGATACGCCAACGGAAAGCCAACCTTACCGCCCGGCTTGATGAAGTAAAGCGTAAGCTAAACCTTCGCACCATTATAGAAGCCAACGAAAAGCGCATAGCCGAACTAAACGGGGAAGCCGCAAAATTGGCGCAGGAACGCGCCGAAATACAAGGCTGCGAAATAGTAATAGCCGACTTGATAAAAGCCCGTATGACGGAAGTGGAACGCCGCGTAAACGGATTGTTTAGCCGGGTTCAGTTCAAGATGTACAAAACGCTCGTAAACGGCGAAAAAGAACCGGATTGCATTTGCCTTATTGACGGGGTAAAATACGCGGATAAGAACCAAGCCGGGAAAGTTAATGCCGGGCTTGATATAATAAACACCCTTTGCACGTTCCACAACGTTAGCGCGCCTATTTTCGTGGATAACGCAGAAAGTATTAACGAGTTTATCCCGGTTGTTAGCCAGCTTGTAAAGTTGGTAGTAACTACCGAAGACTTCAAAGTAGAATAACATTATTATTAACTTTTTTAAATAACAACTTTATGAATACAGAAAAGAAAATCGCGTCTTACGAGGACGCTTGTAGAGTTTTGAACATTCAACCGATTAACGAAGAAGTATTTAACATTTTCCCGAAGGAAGACCAAAGAAGCATGTTAGCCTACCACAAGCTGACAGTAATAACCCGCGCACTTAATAACGGTTGGAAGCCGAATTGGGACGACCAAAACGAATGGAAGTATTACCCGCTATTCCGTTATGTAAATGCCGGGCTTTCGTGCGCGCTTACGAGTAACGCGGCTACGTCTACGGCTGCGCATATCGGCTCTCGGCTTTGCTTTCCCACGTCCGCGCTCGCGAAATACGCAGCCGAACACTTTGCGGACTTGTATCGTGACTATTATTGCTTTGCTTCGGGAAACGGAGAAACGCAACAAGCGGAAAGCAGCCAAGAAGAACCCCAAAGCGACTTTTTGAAGACCACCACAGAAGTAATGCAAAAGCATTTAGTACCATTATGTAACGGAAGCAGTTCACGCGGTCTTATCGTAGTAGGTTGCGACACAGATACGAAAGATAAAAACGGTGAAGACAGTACCGGAGTAATGGTAGGTTTTTGCGGAAATTATGGAGCCATAATAAAGGGCTTGAAAGAACTTCTTACCGGAAAGCAGTCCGCGCCGATAGTAGAACGGGCAACCCGCGAAATAGCTTTTGAAAAGATGATTAAAGGCGGTGGAATAGAGAGCTTTTTAAAGGACATAATGAACAACAATTAACTAACGATAGTATGAATACCAACACTTTACCCGCTACCATATTGGCAGCAAAAGAAAAGTTTGAATTAGCCTGCAAGGACGCTTCGGCTTTGCAGATCGTAAGCAACTTCGGTGCGGCATTTACAGCCGTAAACGTAATAGCACTTCTTCGCGAAGCCATGACCGACGAAGTAATGGATAAGGTTTTCATGCCTTTGATGAACACGAAAATAGGATTTCTTACAGACCGAAACGGGCGTGCAAGAAGCGGCGGGCGCGCCCCGCTTCCGCTTTACACCCGCGACATAGTACGCGATTGCATCATAGACGCGGTTACTATCGGCTTGCTTCCGACCGGAAACCAGTTCAATATAATAGCCGAAAGGATGTACCCCACTAAGGAAGGTTATACTTCGCTTCTTCGCAAGCTGGGCGTAAAATACTTCATTGATACCTCATACGACAAGGGGCAAACGCAGAACTTCGCCGAAATACCTTGCAAAATAAACTATGAGTATAACGGAGAAAAAAACGGCTTTAGCATTATTGCAACCGTAAAGAAGGATGATTACAGCAGCCACGACCAACTGCGCGGAAAAGCCGAAAGAAAGGCTAAGAAAGCCCTATACGAGTACATTACGGGGTGCGACTTCGGCGATGCAGACGAACAAAGCAGCGTACCGATAGTGGATGCGGTAGCCGAAGAAATAAAAGAAGAAGCGAATGCCGCGCCTACTATTGGAGTTATCGACGGGCAACCCATACAAGCCCAGCAGGGACAAACGGCGCAAAGCGAGCCAGCTAACCCGCCGCAAGCACGGGAAGGTCGCGGAAGTAATAACGCTAAACCATTGTTCTAAATATGGAATTAACCGTATTAGGTTCAAGTTCAGAGGGTAACGCCTACGTTTTGCAAAACGCGGGCGAAGCCCTTCTACTTGAAGCTGGAATACCATTCAAGAAGGTATTAGCAGCGTTGGGCAATAACGTAAAGAAAATAGTAGGCTGCCTCATTACCCATGAACATGGCGACCATGCCGGGCGTATTAATGAGGTTTTAAACTACGTTGTTCCGGTTTACGCTTCCAAAGGCACGATAGAAGCCGCTAAGATTAATTCTTGCTGGCGACCGACCCACATAAGGATGGAAAACGGAAGTTACCAGCATTTACGGCTGGGCGGTTTTACTATCATTCCCTTTCCCACGAAGCACGACAGCCGCGAACCGTTGGGCTTCTACGTCTGGCATGAAGAAACGGGCGGCGTATTGTTCGCTACCGATACTTTCTATTTGCCTTGTACATTTGCCGGGTTGAACAACATATTAATTGAATGCAACTACGACCCGGATATATTGGAACGCAATGTAACAGAAGGTTATATACCGGAAGTATTGAAAGAACGAGTACGGAGAAGCCATTTAAGCTACTATACTTGTTTGGACGCGTTGAAGGCTAACGACCTAACACGGGTTAATAACATAGTATTGATACATATAAGCGAAGGGAACGGCGACGCGGTAGCCTTCCGGGACGGAATAGCAAAAGCCACCGGAAAAACGGTACACGTCGCAAAACCCGGACTACGGATTAGTTTCAACAAAACACCTTTTTAATTGCAAGCACTATGATTAAAGGGTTTTCAGAAGAAACGCAACCGCTGACAGAATACGAAAGGAAAGTAATACTTCCGATTATTCTTGAAGGCTTGAAAACCAAGATAGGCAAAGCCAACGCGGTAACGAATAAGTATATTATTTCCCGGTTACGTGACAGCTACAAGATAGACGCGGCACGGCTAAGGAAGATAATAAACCACATTCGTACAAACGACCTTCTACCGGGACTTATAGCAACTTCCGAAGGCTATTTCTTAGCTACGACCGAAAGCGAACTTTTGGAATACGAAGAAAGCCTGAAAGGACGTGAAGAAGCTATAAAAGCAGTACGGTTGAGTATCGCAAGGCAAAGGCGCATACTTTAC